GAGGAATCGTCCGACCGAATCCCCGTTTTCATCTACCTCGGAAACTGAGCCGAGACAGGAGCATATCGTGAACATCTACACCCTCGTCTACCTCCTGCTGAACGCAGGCTGCCTCGGATGGGCCATCGCCCGGCACCGCAAACCTCTGCCCCCTTTAGATGCCTGGAACGTGGGCATCTGGGCGGCCTTCAACGTCGGCCTGCTCTACATGGGCGGCGCTTTTTCTTAACCCTAAATTCACCCGAAAAAGGAATATCCTGTGAATCTACTCAACAAACTCTACTCAGCGTTTAAGCCCTCCGTCTCGGTCGGCCATATCGTCCTGCCGCTGCATGGCGGAGCGAACGCCACCCAGAAGATGCTGCACCACATGGCGATGCAGGAGGCCGCTGGCACCAACCACCTCGGCCACCCGCGCGGTTTCCGAGTGGCACCCACCAGCCGCAAGAACCCCAAGACGCACCAGAAGTCCCCGCAGACCCGCCTAGAGCAGCTTGCCAAGGACGCGAACATGGGTGCGATGGCATGAACACCAACACCGTAATCGTCTGGGGACCTCAAGGGGCCGGTAAGACCCGCAACAGCGAGCAGCTTGCCAAGTGGTACGGCTGCAACGCGGTCGTTGACCCGTGGGGCGAGGGACCCGCCGGGGTTGACGAGGCTTTGGTCCCCAACGCGCTGCACCTCACCCATGTATATCCCGGCCCACAGGAGCGCGGGGTGCTCGTAGACCACTTTGACGCGGCTATGTTGCTGGTCAACGGACACCGAGAAACCCCTGCGGATTTCTCGTCTGCCAAAAACTCGTTGTTCATGGTGGGCATCGCTCCGTTTTCGTGGCGGCTCGGCGTCGTCCGAAACAAACCCGGCAAGTGGGTGGGCGCTTTCGGCCCGCTCCGCCTTTCACTCCACCACGTAGGGAATAAGACATGAGCAGCACCGAGGAACTGTTGGGCGATACGCCCGGCAAAGGGCACAACTCCGGCGAGTCTGCCGGGGACGCCACGTACCGCGTGACGGCCAACGAACTCCGCCAATTCGTCGAGCGGATCGAGCGCCTGGATGTCGAGAAAAAGGACCTCGCGGAGCAGCAGAAAGAGGTGATGGCCGAGGCGAAAGCGCGCGGCTACGACACCAAAGTTCTGCGGAAACTCATCGCCCTGCGCAAGCGGGACGCGGACGACATCTCCGAGGAGGAGGCCGTCTTGGAGATGTATAAAGACGCGCTTGGGATGTGATGCCCATGCCGGACCAGCCCCAAGCATAGGACACTAGGCTGCGGCCTCGTAGAGACCCCCAGCCCGCGCAGATCGGGCCAACACAGGAGGATGAGATGCAACCCGGCGTGTAATGTGCCGAAGCGGATCAAGCCACCGATCCGCTTTACAGATTACAACCAACCGAGAGGACACCCACATGGCACTAACAGTAGAAATCAAAGTAAACGGCACCCTGATCGCAGGTGCGACCGCCCACAATATCTCCGCCCTGGCCCAGACCTCCGACTACGCTGTCGAAGTCGTCGAGACCGCCGCACCGTGGCTCGGACGGCCAGCAAATTTCCATACCGATTTCCAGATCAAAGACCACCACCGCGAGCAGACTTCGTTCGCCTTGATCCGAAAGATCGTTGACGAGGCCATCGCCCGTATGCCCGGCGAGGTGCGCCTGTGACGGAGGTGTCGATCAAGGAACAGGCCAAAGCGTTCATCATCTGGCGGGAGGGCACCTCGGTCGGATGGGACTGCTCCATCAAGGACCTGGCCGAGGCAACCGGCCTGGGGCCTGTGGATGTCAGCCAGATCGTCCGGGCACGCGGATGGCCCGTCAACCCCGATGACAGCCGCCCCGAATCTTACGTGACAGATATTTCCCACTACTTCGCCCGGCGGGAGTCCCTGCAAAATCGCGGCATCGTTGGCAATAGGAAACCGCCCGCCCTCAACCCGGTCAAACAGCTTTTGGAAATTTCACAGGAGGCCGAGACAGATGACGAAATCTTTGCCCACTGAAAACCTCAACGATGTAGCCGCGTGGCCCTTCGAGGACGGTGCCGACGAGATCGTGGTCCGCGTGAGCCGGTACGAGGCCGACATGAAAACCCCGGCGTCCTTCCAGGCCATCGTCCGGGGCCAGGACCGAACGAAATCGTGGGGGATAGGAATCCGGGCCAACCCGGTCGCAGCTTTGACCCAGGCGATCGAGTCCTTCATGCAAGGCCCCCACACCGCGTCGAACCTGGAGATCACCATCGAGGAGAACGCGATCCGGGTGGACCGACCACGCGGCCCCGAGGCGGAGTTGGACGTGGAGGACCTGTTGTCGTGACCATTGTTTTTGGAGGCCGAGTCATCCTGTTCCGCGATCCTGATCCGAAGGACGTGGCGCTGTTCGATCAGATGCGGGCAGCCCGGGAAAAGTGGGAACGGGAGGGCCAGCCCGCCTCGGGCGGCTTTGGATAGGAGCAGATTATGAGTAAACTACTCAGAGAAGTGACCAAGGACTTCCAGCGCGCCGGGCTGGAAGTCGTCATCGTCCTCAAAAAGAGGCACTACTTCGTTATGTTCGAGGGCACGCCAGTCTATAAGGTGTCGAAAAGCGGCAAGCTGCCGAGTTGGGCGGCCCGGGACAGAGCCGCGATCATCCGCAGCCTGGCCGAGGAGCGGGAGAGCCGATCACTGCTGCGGTAAAGATAACCTTTTATTGAACTATTCCCCTATCGAGTGTATTCTGCGGATGAGGAGCATCCTTACTGGAGCGCAAAATGAGCGAAAATAAGACTTCACGGGTACTCTCGGAGTTTGAGCAAAACTGCGTCGAAGCCCACGCCGCCTACGCTGCGACAGGATCACAAGCCAAAGCTGCCGCGATTCTCAATGTTCCGCGACACACGCTCACGAACCGGCTCCTCAAGTATTTTCTGCGGGACCTGGGCCAGACGACGCCTGGCGGTGTACTCCCCGGGCACGAGATCGCCAGCCGCACCCAACAGTTCGACAAAGACGGCAACCTGGTGAACCAGAGCATAAAGACGGCCCGGGCCAAGAGCGACGAGTCTTTCGAGGCACTGGAGGGCCACCGTGTCAAAGGCGAATCCGCGCTGATCGACGCAAGCGGAAACGTCCTCCAAAAATGGGTCAAGACGGTCGAGGGCGAACGCTCCGACGAGATCATCGCCCAGGCAGCCAAGCGGGCCGCAGAGACCTACGCCGGACCCGCCGCGCCGATCTCGATGGACCCCTACGCCAAGCAGAACGTCGATCCCAAGCTGCTCAACCTCCACCTGCTCCCCGACCTCCACATCGGCCTCCACTCCTCGGCCCTGAACGCCCAAATGGATTGGGACCTGGGACGGGCCGTCACCACCTACCGAACGCTGTTCCGTCTGCTCATCGAGCGGTCCCCCGCAGCTAAGACGGGCGTGATCCTCGGGGGCGGCGATCTGCTCCACGCGGACGACCCGATGCGCGCCACGCGCGGCTCCGGCAACCGGCTCGATGTCGCGGAACCTTACGACGTGGTGCTGGCCGAGGCCGAGAACCTGCTGGTCAGCCACGTCGAAATGGCGCTCCAGAAATACGAGAACGTCGTCGTCCGAATCCTCAAGGGCAACCACGACCCGGACAGCGCGGTTGCGATCGCACACTACCTGGCGGCCTGGTTCCGCAACGAGGAGCGCGTCACGATCGACCTGGACCCCTCGCTGTTCTGGTACTTTGAACACGGCGTCACCATGCTCGGCGCGACACACGGCCACGAGACCAAGATCAAGGCGATGCCTGGCGTCATGGCTGCTGACCGGGCCGAGATGTGGGGCCGCACCAAGGTCCGCTACGCCCACGGATTCCATATCCACCATAACAGCGCGGGCGGGGGCGAAGAAGGCGGCGCGTCATGGGAGACCCACGAGGCCCCCACGCCGCGCGATGAGTGGCACCAGGGCAACCCGTACCGCTCTCGCCGCTCTCTGCCCCTGATCACCTACCACCACGACCACGGCGAGGTCGGGCGCACGCGGGAGAACCTGGTATGACCGCCGCCAACATAAAGCGCGGGCAAACTTTCCGGGTAGAGATTCCCCTGACAGACGAGGCCGGGAACGCCTACCCGCTGACCGACTACACGATCGCCAGCGAGGCCCGGTACGCGGTCGAAGGAGCGGCCCGCGACTTCCCGCTGCTCACGGTCCTCGACACCTCAACCTCCGACCTGGCCGCCGGGATAATCGTTCTCAAGGCCACCGCAGCCGAGACGAACGGCTGGCCGGTAGGAGAGGTCCTGTTCGACGTATTCCTGACCGCGCCCTCCGGGGATGTGATCCCGATGCCGACCTACCGGATCAAGGTCATCGAGCGGGTGACGGGCTATGCCTGACCCCATCGTCATCAGAGCCACCGTCAAGACGACGGTGATCCGCGCGGGGCCGGTCACGGTTGGCCCCACGATACGAGCCGCCCCGGTGATCGCCTTGGGTGGTGACGCCGCCCTGGCTGTTCTGGAGAACACGCCGGACCTTACAATCAAGTTTGAAGAAAGCCTTTAGGAGAGAGACATGAGTTTCCAAGATAACATCACCACCGTCGTCACCCGGATCGGAACGGAGTTCAAAGCAATCCGCGCCGAGATGGGCGATTTTTCCACGCTCGACACCACGGCCAAAAACACCCTGGTTGCGGCGATTAACGAGATCAAAACGATCGCGGATAGCGCACTCTCCGGGGGCCAGACCGCCGCCGAGGTCCAGACCGCGATCGACGCCGCGCTCGCCGCCCTGGTGGACACCGCGCCCGGCACGCTCGACACCCTCAACGAACTGGCCGCCGCCCTGGGCGATGATCCGAATTTCGCCGCCACCATCACCAGCGCCCTCGCCCTCAAGGCGAACGCTGCCGATGTCTACACCAAAACTGAACTCGGGGACCCGACGACCAACTACATCCCGGCGTTCGAGGCCGCGTTGCTCTAAACGATGACCTTCCCGGGGAGCATCGGGGCACTGGCTGCCCGCGTGGGATCAGAGATCAAGGCGCTCCGGGAGGTGACTCCCGGGGCGTCCTTGCTCCAGGGTGCCGAAACGCTGGGCCTACGCCGGAACCGCGAGTGGGCCTGGGCCGGGGGCAGAGCGTCGTCTGGCAACATCCCGGCGAGGGATTGGCAGGCGTTCGGGGCGCTGGTCCCGGCAGGCCGCACCATAACAGGAATCCACATCTCCGGTTTCCTAGAGCGCAGCGGCTACGACGACGTGGAACTGAACCTGTCTCTGCGCCGCCCGGCTGACTGGCAAGCCGGGGCCTCTCAGGATAACGACATCCTGGTCTCCGCGCTGTACGCCGGACCGTGGCTCGGTCCAGGGTTCGACCCAACCCGGCACCACCTACGGCAGTTCCCGGTGAACATCACCCTTTCCGAGGCCGCATACTTCATTCCATATGCGCGGCCAATCGCTGCGCAGCCCCGGCGGAATATCGACTTCCTCATGTCCTGGTCGATTTCTATTATCTAAATTCTTTTATTAGTTGAATCTAACGGCTTCATATGAAAGGTTAGGAATCAGCACGATAGGAGCGGACATGGATTTTCAGGCAGACCTTTACTGTGGAGACGCAATCGCGGTTCTGCGGCAGATCGAAACCGGCAGCGTTGACGCGGCGGTGTTCGACCCTCCCTACCCGACGATCTCCGGCGGCTCGAACCAGGACAAGGGCGGCAAGCATCAGCGGCCCAGCGGCATCCTGACCAAGAACGACGGCAAGATTTTCGGGCACAACGACATCTCGCCCGCCGAGTACCTGCCGGAGGTCCACCGCGTCTTGCGGGACAACGCGCACATGTACTTGATGACGAACGTGTTGAACCTGGTCGAAAGAGACATCCTGGGCGATCTGCGCCGGGCCGGGTTCAAGGTCCACAACATCCTATTCTGGCGCAAGAACAACGCCACGCCGAACCGCTGGTACATGAAAGACACCGAACTGACGATCTTCGCCCGCAAAGGCGCAGCTTTCCAGATCAACGACCCGGGCACGCGGTCCACGATCTCGGTCGATCCGCACAAGCTGGACGACCCGTCCCTCTGGCTGGACGACGAGTCGATGGGCTACACCGAGGCCCCGATGGAGGATTTTTTCGAGTACCCTCTGGATTGGGACAACGTGAGCAGCCCCAAGCGGCACCCCACAGAGAAGCCCGTCAAACTCATGGCAACGTACATCGAGAACTCGACACTTCCCGGTGACACCATCCTCGACCCGTTCATGGGCGCGGGCGCGACCGGCGTGGCCGCCCTCAACGCGGGCCGCCATTTCATCGGGATCGAGATGGACCCCCTCTACGCCGACGTGGCCGCCGAGCGCATGAACGCGGCACTCATCTACCCCACATTCGAGGACCTGTCCGACCGGGATGTCCTCGACCTACTTTCCTGAGATACTGGAGCGACGACATGAACACGATTACAGCAGAGAACCTTTTGCCTGAGATGGCCTGGACCGGCAGCCGCATGATCAGCATGACCTATCCTCGCTCGGAGGACATCATCCTGGCGGAGGTGGCAACCGGGCTGTCCCGAGAGACCCGGTACGGAGGCGCGGCAACGGTGGTGCCCTGGTCCGTGGCCCAGCACTGCTTGACGGCTCTGCAATACGCCGAGGAGGACGGAATCCAACAGGTCGCGCACCTCGGAGCGGTCCTCATGCACGACGCGCCGGAGTATATGCTGCGGGACATCCTCTCCCCGCTCAAGCGGTTCTTGCCGGACTACCGGGAGATCGAGGGCCGCTGGTGGCGCGCCACAGCCGCCCGGTTCTGCCTGCCGTTCGAGATGCCGGAGATCGTACACTACTACGACCGGATCACCGCGTCCTCCGAGAAGGCTCTGCTGATCTCACCGGAATCCGGGGACTGGCCCGACATGCCAAAACCCCGGTTGATCCCGCACGAAATCTTGTCCTACACGCCGCAGCAGGCCGCAGGACATTTCGTCGCAGCAGCCCGGCGGCTCTTGAGAACCGGCGTATAGCACCTAAATGACTTGGGTCTTACGATCACGTTACCGCGAGGTCCGCTCTGACACGGCGTTTCGTAATTGCGAAAATAAGGGCGGCGCAATAGGCGCACCCAATACCATGCTAGGAGCAGAAGCTATGGACTTACGCCTTGCTACACTACGCCTACCTTTCGTCAGCGAGAAAGCGGATTACACCCTCGACATGTGGTCGGTGACACCCTCTGGCGATGATCTTTTAGATGCCGTAACCGGCAGGAACTACGCCGCCCTGTTCATCCACTACATGAGATTTTTTGACGCCCCGCACATGTTGTATC